CCTTTAGATGCCTCTCGATCAACTCCTTGTCCCGCAAGACTTCCCAAGTCGTTAACAACTCTCTGCCACACGCCATCAGCAGGCATTCCAGGCTGGGTGAGGGCGCATTGCTGGCTTTGCGGTAGATATATCTCTTCATGCATAACTAGCCTTCTTAGACTTCCTGGGCGCTCTAGTCCTGCTCCTACTGGCCTTCACAATGTTTTCTATCCTGGCCAACTTCAACTGCTCCATGTGCGTGGCGTCCAGGATCTGGGTGATCTGCTCGGTAGTCTTAAACGTGTGCAAGTTGGCACACTCATACCGTCTGATGGTGATGTTGTTTTCCCGCTTGCGTGTGTCTTTGACTAGCGTCCATGCGTTGCAGATAGGACACTTCATTGACCAGCTCCCTGGTTGATCTTCTTGGCCAGCTCTAGCGTGATCTTGCGTGTCTCGTCCAACAACTGTCTGTAGTCCTCAACCTTGTGCATCTCTGTGTACAGCGCCAGCTTTAGTTCCTCTATGGTGGCCAGCCACTGTCTGACTTCATGGTTGACGGTTTCGCTGCCAACAACGACACCGTCTTCATCTCGGTACAACGCAATAAAGTCTTTGGTTTTATTCATCTTGGTAGCTCCAAAACAAAAGCAGAACCACGCCAATAAAGGTGACTACTACGCCAGCAATAAACATGAGGATGCACAGCAAAAGAATGTTGCTCATTGCTTGCCCTCCAGCTGGCGCACACGGTCAGCAAGCTCACGCACCAGGTCAGTCAACAGCGCTACTTCCAGCAGCAGCTGTGTCTCCTTGCTGGGGTTGCTAATAATCTCTTTGCGGATAGAGCTTTGCTCCATGGCACTGAATGCCTCGTCTTCCTCTGGCGTGTAATCAATCATTTGTCTTGCTCCATTGCCCAATGAAGAATGGCCAGGGCATCGGCCTCGTTGTCATCTGTTACTGGGTGGCCTTTGGCCTGCATGGCAGCCACCATGGCGTTTTTGTTTGCGTTGCCTTTGCCAGTGGCGTGTAGCTTGATGGTCCCGACTGGCACTCCGCTGTAAGGGATCTGGTGGTGTTCGCACCAGGCAGTCAACGTGGCCATCAAGCCACCGTAAACATGAGCTGCATCAACTCCCTGGTGGCGCCTGACTTCTTCAAAGTAAACCGCCTGGATATCGCCAACGCTGCTCTTGATCTCTCCGAGCCATTGCTTAAAGCGCAGGAATCTCATTCCACCGCCCTCAAAGCGTTTGGGTTTTAAATCTACCCACCCATGCACAACCTTGCCCTGCGTTAAAGCTGCCCAGCCAGTGCGTGTGCCTAGATCAATGGTCAGGATGGTGGTGATCACAGGACACCCTTCCTACGCATCTTGTCTACCCAGGCCTCGACTGCCTCACACGGTGGGTCATAGGCGTCTATATCGTCTGTCCACTCAAGCGCCTCAGTGACTACCTCTTCTGGGATCTCTTCACCCTCAACTTGGTCACCGTCTTTGGCCATATCTAAGAGTTTGTTTGCCTCGTTGTGTGTCATGCTGATTGCCTCGCAACTAAGTCATCGAGCCTGCTATGCAAGTCTGCGTACTGCCTGGTTAAAACATCCTTGATCAGCTGGTCTATCAAGCTAGAGCGTGAGCGCTGCTGCTCTTTGCAGGCCTCATCTAGCAGCTCCTTAGTGCTGGGTCTAAGGCGTATCAGCATCGCTACTTTGGGTGTCTTTTCCATGGTTTTTGTACGTTTGATATTAAGTAGATATCAATTCTACCTATTGAATTCTGTACAAGATACTAGACATTAGGGAAAGTCCCTATAACTTTGTATAAGAAAGGGGGTTTACAGACCTTATGGGTTTTGTAATAGAATAGCGACAAGTGATATCAATTCGATATCGCAGACAGGACTAAACCGTAAATAGGAGCGTCCACATGGCATTGCACACAGGCAAATTCGTAGCGTATTACCGAGTATCAACAGACAAGCAGGGCGTATCAGGCCTTGGGCTTGAGGCTCAACGACAGCTGGTAAATACATTCCTCAATGGTGGCAAATGGTCCATCATTGGCGAGTACACCGAGATTGAGTCTGGCACACACAAGCGCCTCAAAGATCGTCCAAGTCTTATGGCTGCACTTGACCTGGCTAAAAAGCAAAAAGCCACATTAGTAGTGGCCAAGCTGGACCGCCTCGCACGTGATGTCCAGTTCATCTCTACATTGCTCAATGGCAAAGTGCCATTTGTATGTGCCGATATGCCAGAGGCAGACCGCACGTTCCTACAGATGATGGCAGTCTTTGCGGAGTACGAGGCCAAGCGTATCTCTGAGCGCACTAGCCAGGCTTTACAGGCACTTAAACGCAGAGGCAAGGTGCTAGGTAGTCCTCACCCAGAAGTCGGCTCTGAGGCTGGCATCAAAGTCATCAAGCAGCAGGCTGATAAGTTTGCAGAAAAAGTTGCACCAGTGGTCAACGACATCATCAAGAAGTCTGGCGCTGTTACCTTGCGTGATATCGCATTAGCCCTCTCAGCACGTGGCATCGAAACCCCACGTGGCAATATGAACTGGAACCCATCACAAGTGCGTAATTTATTACTACGAATTTCGGGGGGGGGGGGGCGTTGACAAACAAAAGTAGTAATAAAGAAAATGGTGCGCCAGTATGAGTACATACCAAAAACTAGCCTACGGTGAAACCCATGTAAAGCCCTTCGACGGTGAGGCAGATCTGTCTCGCAAGCAGCTGGCTAAATACTTCAACCGCATTGGCCGTGGCGTCAATTGCAGGCTTGACGTACCAGTCCTGGTGATGTCCGACATTAAGTGGGCAGCTAAGACTTTTAGTGATCTATCAGCACAGCTCACCAAGCTGGGTTGGGAAGATGAGCGCAGCGACATTTGGCGAATCATGGCAGCTAGAAGTTGCATGGAAATGGCCAGATCAGCTTTGCACACAAGTAATCAGAAAGACGTAGCCACCAAAGAGTGGAGAAAGAATAATGTCATAAAGAGATAAATGCTACCAGTAGCGTTAGCTCACCCTGTGACCTTTGAATTGTGTAACCTTATGTTTTTAACCAAAATGGAGAATTTAATATGAGTACTTTTAGTTCTGCGTTAGTTCATCGAGCGAAACCAAAACGCCAGGTCTTGGCGTATCCAAAAACACAAGGCGCTGAGGGCGTCTTGATTAAAACCATTTCCACTTTATACGATGTATATAGTGTTTATTGGCCAGCAATCACTACCAGTAGCGTAGTACCAAATAACTCACTGGCTTTTTCTCTCGACACAGGCAAGGTAGTAATAGGTAGTAAGTACCAGTCTACCAAAAAGCATAGTAGTACAGACCAGGAATGGTTGCAAGACCTACTTTTGCGTGACCCAAAGCTGGTCAAAAAGCACCCTAATTACTACTCAGATTTAGCAATTTATGCCCTTGGTTTTATAGCCTTGGTTGTCATTGCTTTGACCTGGTAAGGGGTTGCCATGCTAAATACAACCCAGCTCGGCCAGTCGATCCGAGATAACCAATTAGCACTATTTGAGGCCAGAGACTCAGAGTTCCTGAGTCGCTGCAGAACACTAGCCATAGCCATATGTGAGAAACAGGGCAGCGTGTCTATCAATGACATCCGCTCACACATATCTATCCCTGACGGTATGCACCCTAGCGTCCTTGGCGCTGTCTTTCGGGGCAAGCAGTTCAAAGCTGTTGGCTTTACCGAGGCCAGCCACCCACAGGCACACGCCCGAATCATCCGCACTTATCAACTAGCCACTAAACAGGAGCATTAAAAAATGGTGAACAAAGTAACCCCCGACACTATGTTGTCGGCCTCTCGACTGCCTGCGGTTCTAGGGCTATCGAAATGGTCAAACCCAAATGATGAACTAGAGTTTTCAATCAATGCACTCAAAGGTCTTGAGCGCCCAGACATTGGCAATGAGGCCATGGCCTGGGGCAATACGCTAGAGCCAATCGTGCTGGCCGAGGCAGCCAAACGCTTGCTACTTCAAAACCTTTGGACCGAGCATGAGATCCCTTATTACCATCCCACTCTGCCTTTGTGCTGCAGCTTGGATGGCACTGCTGGTGGCCGTGGTCAAGTAATTGTGAATGACCCAGCCAACGGCATATTTGTAATTGGCCAGGACTCCATAACCTTGGATGGCATGGGTGTCATTGAGGCCAAAGTAACTTCTGTAGATCCAGAAGATGCGCCAGCTCTGTACCGTGGTCCAATCCAGCTGCAGGCTCAGATGGACATTGTCAAAGCTACCTGGGGCTGCATTGCTGTGCTGTACAAGGCCAGTGAATTGCGCCTATTCCTGTTCGCTATGCACCAACCAACACTTGACCGCATTGCTGCAGCCACCATTGATTTCCAATCCCGCTTGGATAACTGGAAAGAGACTGGCTCTGTAGATTTCTATGCGCCAGCTGATGGTGAGCGCTGGCCAGATACCAGAGGCTTATACCCAGCAGATGACAACGTCATCACCTTAGATAGCACTGAGGCTGCCGAGTTGGCAGAGCGTATTGCCAACAACAAATTGAACCTAAAAATTACAGAGCAAGACATTGCCTCTGATGAGGAGCGCCTCAAAGAACTCATGGGTACAAATACTAAGGCCATTGCTGGTGGCTTTACTATAAATTGGCCAGTACGTTCCTACAAAGCGCAGCCAGAGAAAACAAGTCCAGCAAAGGAGGCTTATTCAATTCGCCAGTCCACATTAATAATCAAGGAGACAAAATAAAATGACTACTACTAGCAATCAAGTTCAAAAAGCACACGCTAAAGCAACCGTAGCAATATTGGATGCCTTCCCTGATGTGTCGATTGAAGAGGCAAGCGCCATTGTTGACAGCATTTCTATGCTTGTAATGGAAGTGCTGAGATCCTCTATTGATGAGGAGAAAGAGTAATGCAAGTAGCAAATCGACAAGGCTTTGCGCCAGCCACGGTCACCGAGGCCATTCAGTTCTCCGAGATGTTAGCCAACAGCAACATGGTCCCCAAGCAATATATGGGCAAGCCACAAGACATCATGGTCTGTATTCAGTGGGGCATGGAGATGGGTCTAGCACCCATGCAAGCTCTACAAAATATTGCTGTGATCAATGGCAAGCCATCGGTCTACGGTGATGCCATGATGGCTTTGGTGCAGGCCAGCCCAGTGTGTGAGGGCGTAGAGGAAAGCATTGAAGATGAGGGTACGCCAAACCCTGTGGCCGTATGCATTGCCAGGCGCAAGGGTAGAGCGCCAGTCACCGTGCGTTTCTCTGTAGAAGATGCTAAACGTGCTGGCCTGTGGGGCAAGCAGGGTCCATGGCAGGCATACCCCAAGCGAAGGCTGCAGATGAGAGCCAGGGGCTTTGCTCTGCGTGATGCAT